GTGATATCTATTTGCTTTCCTTGTGTACAGAATACCATTGAGATGATCCATCTCGTGCTGAAAAATTCGAGCGGTCATACCACCAAGTTTGATTGTATCAGTTACACCCTCATGTGTGGTGTATCGAACTCTAATCCAATCATGACGTTTCACTTTAACATAAAGACCAGGGAATGTCAAGCATCCTTCTTCCTCAACTGTCATTTCTTTTGACTGATCAACGATGCGAGGATTGAACACACTCATTACAGTATCAGGATCATTCCAATTGCCTAAGACAAAAACTCTAAGCGGAATACCACATTGAACAGCAGATAGTCCAACACCTCTATGTTCAATCATCGTCTCTTTGAGATTCTGAAACAACTCTGTGGCGTCAAATACACCATCAAAATCAAATGGTGTACTCTCTTGCGTTAGTTCTGGACTTTTACCATCAATCAAATCTAAAATCATTCTGTTCTCCCATAAAACTCTGTTCTGTATGCTTTAAGTGGTAGAAAGTGATACCAACAGCAGTTGTCTTTTCCTACACTCTTACTATCTGGTATCCACTTTACTCTTCCGACACTTACAACTTTATTCACATATGGCATATACTCTGTCGATTGTTTTGTGTGCATCCAATCAGAGTCAAACAAAAGCCAAGCACCCTTTCCAAGTTCTCTGAAATGCTCAATCATAGGATGAAGTATCTTACGATTCCATGGTGGGTTTGTAATAATCTTAGTTGCATAGTGCGTTTGAGTAGTAGTTAAGTCTTTGAAATCTGCTTTGACAATATCATTTCTCTGAGGAGAAATATCAGAAGCAAAGACGCACTTAGCACCATAACTTTCTAAGATGTCTATGAGTTGTCCATCGCCTGCACACGGCTCACAAAAGTTTACAGTTGGTGCAAGATGTGGTAGTAAAGGTAGAACCGCTTCTCTTGGTGTTGGATAGAAGTCTCGTTCTACCCTTTCAAAATCACTACGCTTTCCCATTACGCCGCTATCCTACTAAAGTTCTTCACCTTCTCAAAGCGAATCTGACTACGGAACTTCTCTGATAGAATGTCACCCTTATGTGAGATAACAAACACATTAGTCTCACCGCCCAACTGGTGAATCAGTTTTAGAAACTCATCACAGCCAGCAGTATCAAGTGAAGCATCAAAGACTTCATCCAAGATGAGTAGGTTAGTGTTAGTAGAGTTCTTGAGTTTAGCAATTGCACGCCATGTGAATAGTAGTGCCAAATCAATTCGCATCTTCTCCCCTTCAGAGAATGAAGCATAAGAAAACTCGTCACGATGCCTACTCTTAATAATCTCATTGAACTCCTCATCTAACTCAAATGCTACAAAGAAATCTAGTGCCGCAAGATACTTGTTGATCAGTTTGTTCATAACAGGAACATACTGTCGAATGATTTTTGTTTTGATACCACCATCTTTTAGCATATTCGATGCTACACCAAACAATTCTCTGTTGTTAATCAGTTCTTCTTTTTTCTCTGAGAATGTCTCGCGTTCTCTTTGTAATGTTTTAAGAGTATCTTTTGCCTCAGTGTTGTTAGAGTCTGCACTTTGTATTCTGTCAATCTCTGTTTGGTTTTTGGATATGGACTTCTCCAGTGATTTAACAGATGATTGATTTGACGAAACATTAGACTGTAAAACACTGATCTCTTGCTGAGTAGTTTGTATTTCATCAAGTCTTTTCTGTAGCGTTGTGTACTCTGCTTCCAGTTCTTGTATACCAGTTTCGACTTTCTGGATAATCTGATTTGTGTCCTCAATAACCTTGCTCTTAATAGAATCTTGTATCTCCTGTGAACAGGTAGGGCACTCATCATTTCGTTCAAAGAAGTCAATTCGTTTGTGCGCTTTGTCATGTTTGCTCCTCAACTTGTTAATCAAGTCAAACACCTTACCACTCTTCAGTGTGACAGAATCAGAATCATTTATCTTCTCAAGTAACAGTTCTGTCTTCGTAATCATATGAGTGTTACTTGATGTGAGAGACTGTATCTCTTTCTCAGACTCATCAATCATGTTCTGAAAGGTAGCAATGGTGTCATCACTTTGTTCTTTCAGTTTACGAATGTAATCTTTCTGTGTCTCAATTTTACTTTCAATCAACTGCATTTGATACTCGACATCACGAATATCTTCTTTGTTCTCTGCAACACGATCCTTCAAAAGTTTAGCCATAGAAGAGAAGATACTAATGTCTAGCAAGTCTTCAATAACTTCTCTACGATTGGCGGCAGTCAGTTGCATAAATGGCACAAACGTAGATGCGCCTAGTACAACAATCTGCGTAAAAGATTTGTAGTTGAGTTTGAGAATAGTTTCTTCAAGTTGCTTCTGATAATCTCTAGCAGAGCCAGGCTGATTTAGTAGAGTATCGTTCTGGTAGATTTCAAAAATATTTGGCTTGATACCTCTCGAAACCTTGTATTCAATCTTACCAATTCTGAATGAAATCTCTACCAGCAAGTCGCGCTGGTTAATTGTGTTTAGTAGTTGTGGTTTACCAATCTTACGAAATGGTTTGTTGAACAGAACAAAACACAACGCATCAAGAATGGTAGACTTACCAGCACCATTCTCACCTACGATAATTGTGTTCGGTGAACGATTCAAGTCTATTTCTGTCCACTGATTGCCTGTTGATAGAAAGTTCTTCCATCTAATCGTCTTGAAATAAATCATACTGTGGCTCGCCAGTCCTTACATCATGTCTTTCAATTTTTTCATGGTAGTGTCCACAATGAGGACAATACATCTTCTTAGGTCTATAGTTCTCATGACTTGCAATACTCCACCAACCTATGCATTCGCTACAGGTGAAGTGGTGTAGATACTCAATAGTAGACTTCATCATCTACACTTCCATATACAATGCTTCATTATAGAGATTTCGCATTAGATTGTCAAGTCTTTTCTTTGGTACATTTGTCTCCATATTCTCAATGTACTTAGATAGAATGGTGACAGTATCTTCTGCCTCATTGACAATATCTTCATCATCTTCAAGATTCAAATTCAAGTGATCATCGACAATTTGTATCGATGCGGGATTACACATGTACAATTTGTCCATGTACTGATCAAACCAAAAAGGATTCTCTTTTGATTGTACAATGACCTTGACATAGGCTTCTTGTGTAGCAAAGAAATATTCGTTATCAACCAAAACATCGACAGCCTTTTTTCCAGCATCATCATAATACACTTTGAAGAAGAACTCATATGGATTTTGAATGAACTCTAATTGTCTTGTATCTGTATCAAAAACATGAAAGCCTTTTGGATCCTTGTAGTCACTCCAAGTGATTTGATATGGTGTACCAAGATAGTGTATGTTCTTAGTTGTAGACTTTGTATGAAAATGTCCTGACATTACCATATCAAATTTATCAAAATCGTCTATCTGCATACCATGCTCATTTGTCATACCGCGCATCATGAGACATCCAGCAATTTCTAAGTGACCCATTAGAATTTGTGCAGGCGTATCTTTCATATGCTCTACTGCTTGAGCATAATTTGAGTTGTTGATCCAAGGCATAAGACAAATATCGGTGCCATCAAAGTTTACTGTTTCTGGCTCCCAATAAATTTTACAATTTTCTCGTCTATCGAACAGTTCTCTCATTGCATTGATGTCATTTGAGTTCTTATAGGGAACATCATGGTTACCAGCAATGATGTGAAGATCAATATTTTTCTTTTCAAGTTTGTTGATAAATTCTTCTTTTAGATGTCTCAGAGTAATGTAGTTGATATATTTACGTCTATCAACAATATCACCCAAGTGAATCACAGTATCAATATTATTTTTCTCTAGATAAGGAAAAAATTGATAGTGAAAAAATCTACGAAAGTATTCTAAGAAATTTTGAGCATCATTGCGTACTCCCCAATGAGTATCAGTAATTAGTGCTATCTTCATTTGTATCCTCAGTAATAAACTTATCAAGTGTTGAGATTGTCTTCTTCTTTTTACGTCTTTTGTTTTCTTCAAAGTTAGTGATGAAGTCACTCATGTATTCTTGTGACCATTCATTGTGCTTCACACCATCGTCATAGTGTGACATGATATCACTCTCTTGAACATCAGACGTTTCACCAAAGATATTGGCGTTCTCTGTTGCTTTGTACTTGGTGTAAAGATAACGCTTCTCTTTCTGAATACGGCGTAGAAAAGCATAGTAGATAATCTGTGTGAAATATGCAAAAGGGTTTTGTGACTTTTCTGGATTGAAGTTATCGATGTATTGCAGACAGTTTTCAATACCATCTGAAATCATCTCTTCTCTGAAGGTATAGTTGACAAAGTTTGGTTTGTATGAGAGGTGTGTAGCAATCTTCATAATACAGTCACCAATGTAAATAGGAACTCTAGGTCTGGTTTTACCTTCTTCTTCTGCCAAGGTCACAGAGTCTTTATACTTTATCATCTCTTGTAGAAACTTTTTGTTATCTACATAGTTATGCTTCTGTCGTTTTTTTGCCATAATATACCCTTAATGAAATACTGTGTTGCTATGCATACCTGCTAATCTTGCATACATTCTTTTCTTCTTAATAATATCCTCTGTGTCTTGTTCTTCGACACCTCTAGCATGTCTTAATGCTCTTATATAAAATACTTCCATATCCTCAGTTACATCACTTACCATTATAACATGATTCTGCTTAATGTCAACCCTTAATTGTTCATCAGGCAAAGGAATCCAGTAAGTAGTCATCATTGATGGAACACCACCATGATTTACTATCTCCAATTTTAGAGGATCAGCAACGGTAACATGTGTATCACTTTCGTCAACGATTGAACAGATTATTGTCTCTCCGTTCAGTAGTTTGATTAGACTGTGGTTCATCGTTTATCCTAATGTTGTAAATCTTGTAGTCAAACTCTTCCTCGTTGTACATCTTTACGCGAACAGCAAAATGTTTCAGAGTGTAGTTGTGCCAAGACTTATATGAAAGATCGTCTGCTATATCATAAAGTGTAGCAGTTTCTTTATTGTCACCTTTTCTTAGTCCACGACCAATAGACTGTAGATTTCGTATGCGAGATTTGGAAGGAGAAGCAAAGATAATATTATGTAAGTTTCGTATGTTGATGCCCGTTGAGAAAGTTCCGTAAGAGGCAACAATAATTGCGTCCGACTCTTTCTCTGTAATCTCTCTAACAAGTTCTCTTTCATCTGCACTTACCTTTCCATGAACAAAGAAGACTTTTCTATCAGTCACACTACTATTTATGATGTCATATAGCACTTGTCCGTGCTTCTCTACCATTTGATAAAGTAACAGTGTATTACCTTTTCGACTCAATGTCAAGTTCTTTATGAACTTATTTCTTGCTTCATTTGATATCAGAAAGTCAATCTCTGAACGATAGTCTGCTTTCGCCATTGCTTTGCGTGTAGCGTCTGGATACTTGAGAACGAGACCCTTGATTCTTAGATCAGCGACAGTCTTACTATCCATCAGTTCTTTGGTTGTCACTACTCGCATCACAGGACCGAACAATCCTTCTAGTACAAGACGGTGTGTCTGTGTACCATCTAGCGTTCCAGTGAAACCAAAGCGATACTTACATTGCTCTAGTTTTGTCATGATGCTTGTGAGAGACTGCGCTTTGAACAGATGTGCTTCGTCACCAATCACCACATCAAACTGCTCAAACCACTTCTTAGGCATCTTGTAGATAGACTGCCATGTCGAAATAAAAATGTC